TGCTGCCAATCGGCAGAAGATTTAATACAAGGTTATTTATGGCATAACGATGCCCCAGTAGTGGCTTCATCTATCAGCAGTAACGTAGCAACTTTAGTGTTATCAAATCCTGGCATATTTACTACAGGTCAATCAATAACAGTGTCTAATTGTGGTGCAACATATAACGGCACATACACATTAACAGGATCATTTCCAGGTACTACAGTGCCTGCTTCAATCGGCACAATGTTTTGGAGTACATACGCATTAAGTTCATACCCTAACGGCTACAGCTTTATACAATACGCAAAGACAGCTGCGGATGACAACTTTCACTTTGTTAAACCATACGGCCGAGCCCTTGGCCCAGAGCATAAAGCACAGGCTTACACTGCGACCCCTGCCATAAGAGAGGCTGCGATGATCGTAGCTGTAGACATCTGGCAAGCACGTCAAGTCAGCCAGACTGGTGGGGTAGGTATGGATGGGATCACTGCCAGCCCTTATCGGATGGGTTATCAGCTGATTAACAGAGTACGTGGTCTCATCCAGCCATATAGCAGCCCTAACTCACTGGTAGGCTAATGCCAGCTGCAATAACCACATTACGCAGCACACTTGCAACAGACTTAACTAATGCAGGCGTGTGGTCAGTTTTTGCATTCCCACCTGCAACATTGTTAGCAAACAGCGTAGTAGTTACACCGAGCGATCCTTACCTTACGCCAAGCAATAACGATTACATAACTATAAGCCCGATGGCAAACTTTAAGATTTTAATAACTAAGCCAGCATTAGACAATCAAGGCAATTTAGCAGGCATGGAAGATTACATACTTGCAGTAGTAACAAAATTAGCAGCATCAAGTTTAGTAATAAATATATCTGCTATTTCAGCACCTAGTATAATTAGCGCAGCCAGCGGTGATTTATTGGTTAGTGAGATTACAGTCAACACCCTAACGAGTTGGAGTTAATATGAGCTATAAAGGATTTACAGATGAGGAACATGACTTTCTGGTCAAAATAGGCCAGATTACCGACAAGCCAGCAGCGGTTAAAAAACCAGCGGCTAGAAAAGATGAGGACAACGAATAATGGCAATCTATTTAAGCAATGGCGTTGTTGTTACTCTGAACAGCGTGGATCTAAGCAACCACGTAACAGCCGTAACAATTAACCGTTCATTTGATGAATTAGAAGTAACAGCTATGGGCGATACCGCTCACAAGTTTGCAAAGGGCCTAGAGGCTAGCACCATCACAATTGACTTCTTAAATGACACAGCTGCAAGCAACGTAAACGCAACACTGCAGGCAGCATGGGGTACCACAGTGCCACTAACAATTAAGCAGACTTCTGCAGTAGTTAGTGCTACTAACCCAGAGTTTCAAACCACAGTGCTTGTAAATAACACACAGGATGTAAACGGCGCAGTAGGCGACATCAGCACACAGTCAATTACATTTACCTGCCAAAGTGTTATCGTAGTAGATACCACAGCATAAGGAGCAATAATGGCAAAGCTAAAGATAACAAGGGCTAACGGAGAAGTATCTGAACACAAGATTACTCCGGGTGTCGAGTACGCTTTTGAGCTAAAGTACGGATCAGGAATTAGTAAAGTCCTACGTGATCATGAACGGCAGACCGAGATTTATTGGCTTGCATGGGAGTGCTTACGTAGGGCTAACGTTACAGTACCTTTATTTGGCATCGAGTTTATAGATTTATTAGATGTGGTCGAGGTACTTGACGAAGAAAAAAAATAGTTGGGCGTGATTCTATTTTCTACAGTATTGCTCAATTAGCTGTAGAGACAGGAATACCGCCTAGCGAATTTAGAGACATGGATACGCAGATGTATCGGGCTATCATCCAAGTATTGACAGATAGAGCTAAGGAGGTCAAAAATGCCAGTAGAGGTCGTAGGCGTTAAAGATGTCCTTGCAGGTCTATCGTTTATAGATGTAGATATGCGGCAGCGCATAAGAATTGCTATTGATCCGATTATGCGATCTGTTGCAGATAAAGCAAAGGGCTTTGTACCGGATAACGGCAGTGTCTTGTCTGGCTGGTCTAAAGCTAGTAACCCTGCAATCAATTACAGACCATTCCCCAAGTATGATGCGAATACAGTTAAGGCAGGCATTGGCTACAACGCAGGCGAAAATCGCACACAGAAAAACGGTTTTAAGGTAAGCAACTATGTTTACAACGTAAGCGCAGCTGGCCGCATATATGAAACTGCAGGCCGTAACAATCCGCAAGGGCGAGCGCCATTTCAACAGATTGACCCTAGCCGACCTAACACTACCTTTGGCGCAGTACAAGGATTTGAAGGCAAGAAGCGAGCCAAAGAATATACATACAATAAACCTACTCGTGAGTACGCATCTAACAATCCCTTTGCAGGTTACCAGTTTGTAACATCAATGCCATCCATAACATCACAGCCTAAGATTAAGGGAATACGTAGTGGTGGCAAGAAGACTAAAGGCAGACTTATATTCAAGGCGTGGGCGCAAGATAGCCCTAAAGTTTACGATGCAATACTGCAGGCTATAAATGCCACAGCTATACAATTTAATAAATCTACAGAGATTAAGAAGGCTGCATAATGGCCAACGTAGTCGTCTCGGCTATTGCCACCTTTAATGGCAAGGCACTTACAAAGGGTAAGAAACAATTAACCGACTTTGAAAAAACAACACAAAAACTAGGCAAAACATTTACTAAGGTGTTTGCTGGCGTAGCATTTGTAGCCTTTGCTAAAAACGCAGTCAACGCATTTGTAGAGTCTGAGAAGGCTGCAGCCAAATTACGTACTACAGTTAAAAACTTAGGCCTAGAATTTGAGCAGCCAGGCATAGACAAGTATCTGCAAGGTCTATCGCTGGAGTTTGGCATTATAGACGAAAATTTAATACCGGGCTTTCAGCGTTTACTGATTGCTACTAAGGATGTATCTACAGCGCAAAGTCTATTTGAGACTGCTTTAAACGTAGCAGCTGGCACTGGCAAAGACTTAAACGCAGTAACTACTAGCCTATCTAAAGCCTACATGGGCGACAGCGTAGCGCTAGGTAGATTAGGCGTAGGACTTAGCAAGGCACAATTAAAGTCAGCATCATTCTTAGATATACAGCGCACACTCAACGTCAACTTTGCCGGACAAGCAGCCGCAGCCGTAGAAGGTTATGCAGGCGATATGGCTAAATTAACTGTAGCTGTAGATGAGTCTAAAGAAGCAATAGGCAAGGGCTTGCTAGATGCGCTAAAAGCACTAAGCGGTGATACAAGCATAGATACATTTACGAACAAGATGGTTAAATCAGCTGAGACAATAGGCAACGCTTTTTCTAGTGTTATAGATTTTCTTAGTTTATTAAATCCTAACGCTGCAGTTAAAGTAGATGGCAAGTTTGTACGCAAGTCCGGTATTAGGCCACAGACAGATGCAAGGTTTGGCGAGCGTGATTCATTAAATACTACTAAGAAAATAGTTAAAGCACGTAAAGATGAGTTATCAATTATTACAGCTAGCAATAAAGCAAAGACCGAGATAGATAAACTTAAAGATAAGTTTGATATAGAGCGCATAGGCTTAATGGTTGCACTTAACGCTGCCACTGATGAAGAAACTAAATTACGCATTAGAGCGCAACTAGCAATCCTAGACAATAACGAGGCTTTGGCTAAAAAATTAAATGCTGAGTTGAACGCTAAAACTTCTATTGATGCCCTAGCCACAGCTGCAGGTATGGCAGCTAGTGCGCTTACAAGTTTTGGCCCTGCGCTGTTTAACGCTTTAGGTGAAATGACTGGCCGAGGCCGTAATCAGATAGCACCAGATGAGTTTGCTAGACTGCCACAAGGTGTAACAAATCAACAGGCTACTGCCGCTGCAACTAATCAATCAACGGCTACAGTAATTGTAAACGCAGGCACAATAGTTACCGATCAGCAATTAGAATCTGTAATTCAAAAAAACGTATTGCAGTTATTAAAGTCAGGCAATAAATTGCTACCAGCAGGATCTCTCACAAACTAATGGCCGTACCAACAATTAATGCAGTAATTAACTTCTCCACTGGGCCAGCCTTTGCTCAATCCCTTATACTAGATTCAGGTTTATTAGACGTAAACACATTGGCTGATTCTAGTGCAGTCATTGTTGATGTATCAGATCAAATCAATTATATCCAAACCAGCCGAGGCCGTGATCCTTTGGTAGATCAATTCCAAACAGGCCGACTTACTTTACGTATTGTAGATCAAAACGGAGATTTTAACCCGACCAATTCTTCAGGGCCATATTACGAATTGCTGACACCAATGAAAAAAGTACAAATCTCTGCTACTTATGGTGCAACTACTTATAGCCTATTTTCAGGGTTTATTACTTCATACGTTAATACGCAACCAAAAGATGCAACAGAGGTTGCCTATACAACTATTCAAGCTGTAGATGCGTTTAGACTTGCCCAGAATGCCCAAGTATCAACAGTTACAGGTGCTAGTGCCGGTGATTTATCAGGCACAAGAATTAATCAAATATTAGATCAGATCGACTGGCCATCGACTATGCGTGATATAGATGCAGGCTTAACTACAATGCAGGCAGATCCTGGCACTGTACGTACTTCTTTAGATGCTATGCAGACTGTAGCCACATCCGAGTATGGCGCTTTATATGTCAATGCGGATGGTGAGTTTGTATTTCAAGATAGAGAAATTACGGCTGGATCAATCGGTGGCACAATAACTACATTTAATGATGACGGCACTGGTATTGCATACGCTAACGCTCTGTGGAAACTAGATGATGATTTAATTTTTAACTCAGCCCAGATTAGTCGCACAGGTGGATCACCTCAGACAGCCATCAATCAAGCAAGTATCGACAAATACTTTATTCACAGCTATAACTTGCAAGACCTCTTAATGCAAACAGACGCAGAAGCCCTCGATTACGCACAAGCTTATGTTGCTAGCCGTGCCGAGACACAGGTCAGATGCGATGGCATCGAATTGGACTTATATACAGACAATTACAACGCAGGCATTATCGCAGCTTTAGAGTTGGACTTCTTTGACCCGATCAGAATTGTTACTACACAGCCAGGCGGATCTACCCTGGATAATACTTTGCAGATATTTGGCGTGGCTACAACAATCACACCAAACAGCTTTAGGGTCTTTTTTACGACCCTGGAAGCAGTGCTGGATGCGCTGATTTTGGACAACAATATATACGGCACTTTAGACTATAATGTGCTCAGTTACTAAGGAGAAATAATGGCTAAACAAACGTTTACCACTGGGCAGGTACTTACAGCTGCACAGATGACAAGTCTGCAACAAACAGCTATGGGTGGTGGATCAGCTACGGCTAAGACCGCTAGTTATACATTAGTGGCTGCAGATGCGGGTGCAACTGTAATTATGAACAGCGCAAGTGCTACTACAATAACAGTAAACACAAGTTTATTTTCTGCTGGCGATACAGTATTTCTACAAAATATAGGCGCAGGTGTATGTACTGTTACTGCTGGCACAGCAACAGTAAACACAGCATCATCTTTGGCTTTGGCGCAGTACGAAAGCGGTAATCTATATTTTACTGCTGCTGGAACTTCTATATTTTCTAAAGCAGATGGTGCTGCTGGTGCTAGCGGATTAACTTTAATTGATGAGGTGTCTTATTCAAGCGCAACAACAATAAATGTCAATAATGTGTTTAGTGCTACCTACAATAATTACAAAATACTTAATACAGCAACAGCGGGAACTGCTGCAAGTTTTAGTTTCAAATTGCGTGTTTCAGGCACAGATACTTCTGCCGATTATTATACACAGTTAGTCTATGGAGATAACACAACAGCTGCAGGCAGTAGAAATCCTTTAGGAACAGATGAGATATTTTATGCTGATGTTGATAGTAATAGCGGTTCAGCATTTGATATTTTGAATCCTTTTCTAAGCGCACAAACAGTTATGACCGGTCTTGCTGGATATAACAATGGCGTTGTCAGAATGATTTTTGGTTCGCAAAATACAACCACTTCTTTTACGGGTTTTACTTTGCTTTGTGGTACTGCCGCAACTGGCAAAGTTTCAGTTTATGGATATGCAAAGGAGTAATGATGGAATACACAACAGTGCAACACGATAGTTTAACAAAACAAACTATTGAAAGAGATGCTACTTCTGATGAAATTAAAGTAGTAAAAAAATTGCAGTCCAAAATAGAAGCAAACAAATTAGCCGAACAAGAAAAAGCAGAAGCTAAATTAGTGGCGCACGCTAAACTTGCAGCGCTTGGCTTAACTGTTGAGGATTTGACAGCTCTCGGTTTGTAATGCAACCCAAACTATGTGCAGCTGGTGTGCAGTTAAGAGATCAAGTTGATACGTGGTTTCCAGATAGGCGTACTGCCAGTGATGGGTGGGTGGGCGATAGCCGTCACTCCGCCAGAAAATCAGATCATAATCCAGACCAGTTTGGATATGTACGAGCAATTGATATTGATTCTGGGCTGGAGCCATCCGATGGGCTCGCACCTTATTTGGCTGACCAAATCAGAATCGCAGCCAAGTCGGATCCACGCATATCATACGTCATCTTTGACAGGCGAATATGCTCGAAGATATTAAATTGGAAATGGCGTAAGTACAAAGGCATTAACCCGCACAGACGTCATATACATATTAGCTTTACAACACTAGGCGATCTAAATGGTACGCCGTTTGATATACCACTAATAGGGGGCAAGATATGAAGATAAGCAAGAAGCAAAAAGCAATACTTAAATCATACTTTAGAGGTGTGCTTGTATCGCTACTAACATTTTTAGCAAGTAATGAATTGGGATTAGATCCTGCAGTGTCTGTAATTGTTGCAGCGCTAGCAGGTCCAGCAGCTAGGGCTCTAGATAAATCCGACAGTGCTTATGGCATCGGTGCTAATGAAGCATGACACCTACAGAGTGGGCTGGCTTTGGCGCTGGCGTTATGGCCGTGCTGTCAGGCGGGCTAGTAGGATTACGTTTTTTAGTTAAAGGCTGGCTAAATGAGTTACGCCCTAATGGTGGCTCTAGCATGAAGGACCAATTAACAAGACTAGAAAAGCGTGTCGATGATCTCTTTATCTTAATTAGTAAGTCATAATTTTAATATGGCTACTAAACGTAAACCTAAAAAGAAGATTGCACGTAGACGCAGGACTACTAAAGAGCCTGTACTTACAAAGCTAGACTTCTGGGCTATAGCTGCTAATGAAGTTTATATGGCTTGCCGTAAATCTGGAATGGATGAAGGCACAGCTTTAGCGTTTGCGATGGATAGGTCAAGTTATCCAGACTGGATCATAGATAGTAAAGATCCTATAAAGAATCCACTTGACGATTTTGAAGAGGATGAAGATTAAGCGTTGGCTAGTAATTTCAGACATCCAGTGTCCTTATCAGCTGGATTCGGCTATCAAGAATATAAAGAAGTTGGCAAAGCGTGAGCGATTTGATTCAGTATTGGTTGTTGGCGATGAGATGGATTTCCAGACCATTAGTCGTTGGGCTGAAAAAACACCTTTGGCTTATGAACAAACTATCCACGCTGATCGTGAGCTGTGTAAGCAGATTCTTTGGGATCTCAGCGAGTACAGCCGTGAATGTCATATTATCAGGTCTAATCATTCAGATCGCTTATATAATACTTTACTAAAAGTACCTGGCTTAATCAGTTTGCCAGAGTTGCAATACTCACAGTTTATGGGATTTGCTGAGATGGGCATGACCTACCATAAAACAGCTTATGAATTTCACCCTGGGTGGGTTTTGTGTCATGGAGACGAGGGCAGCATGAGCCAACATGCGGGCGTTACCTCATTAAATTTAGCAAAGAAATTTGGAAAATCAGTTATAGCGGGTCATAGCCACAGGCTTGGCATGAGTGCCTATTCAGAGGGCATTAACGGCCATTCTAGGACACTTTATGGCGTTGAGGTAGGTAATCTTATGGATCGCAAAAAAGCCTCTTATATCCGCTATGGAAGCGCTAATTGGCAGAATGGGTTTGCTATACTAGAAGCCGTTGGAAAGACCCTGACACCGACCCTGGTGCCAGTTAATAAGGATGGCTCATTTACCGCATTGGGCAGGTATTACGGGTAACATCGTTACCTAATCGTTATACAAATACGCCCCAAAATCATCCACAAAGTCATACACAGGTGCAACACTATTGCCATGCCACAAAGTATGTGAGCATAGATAGGGCTATATGATTACTGTAGATATATTTTATGCAGTGTGCTACGCATTTCTAGCTGCAATTATGGTGGGCTGGTATATACACGTTAATAAAGAAAATGCAGAAGCACGTTATTACTACTTGGGTCGCCGTGATGGTTGGAATATGCATCGCCGTATGATCGAAAACAAAGTTAAAACCGATGAGGTGTTTGACTATGACAAGCAGAACTGAGTTTTTGGATGAGGTCGCAACAATCCTCACGGCCAGAGGATCGGTTTACGGAAGCAGTCAAAGCAATCACGAGCGAATCTCAGAATTGTGGTCAGCTTATTATGGAGATTACATATCGCCGATGCAGGTCAGCATCATGCAATTGCTCGTCAAGGTCAGCAGACTTGCCGAAACTGCAAATCACCAAGATAGTGTTAAAGACATCATTGGCTATGCACTCATCTACAAAGAATTGCACGACCATTACGACAAAGAGTTTGGAGTAGCTGATGGCATTTAATTTAGCAGATTACGAAACAGTCGAGAGCCGACTAGAAAAGTTTTGGAAGGAGTATCCAGATGGAAGATTATCAACAAAGATTGAGCAGGCCACAGACACTAGATACATTATTAGTGCTCAATTATTTAAGACGGAAGCCGATGCACAGCCGTGGGCGACTGGGCTTGCTAGCGAGAGCGTGTCTGATCGGGGTGTCAATTCAACTTCTGCACTGGAGAATGCAGAGACTTCAGCAATCGGCAGAGCGCTTGCAAATGCAGGTTATGCAGCTAAAGGCAAAAGGGCTAGTCGAGAAGAAATGACAAAGGTTGCAAGCTATTCACCACCAGGAACAAGGGCCAGAGCTGTAGAGGATGTGCTACGTCAATCTTTTGCAGAAGATAAGCCAACTGTATGGAGTGTTGGCGATGCAGTGGAAGCAATACCGGTAAATCCTAAAGCACAAGAATGTAAACATGGCACAATGATTTTAAAAGAAGGCACAGCAAAAACTGGCAAGCCTTATTATGGTTATGTATGCAGTGCTGTAAAGCCTGACCAGTGTGATGCTAAATGGGCAAAGATTACAGCTGCAGGATCTTGGTTCTTTCCTAGCGATAGTGAAGGGGGTGAGTAAATGGGATATGTAGAGATTCTAAGAGGCGGACCTTACCTGGAGCGCATAGAGAACGACCAGGTAAAGTTCTTGCCTTCTACCGATGTTTGTGTAGCTTGTAATGACGACAGGCTTATAACTTCAGGTAATTTCTTAGTTTGTACTCAGTGCCACTGTAGGCAATAAGGATATTATCATGAAACATGCACAATTCAAATGTAATGGTTGTAGTCGCAAGACCGAGTTTCTGTGGCTCGATCAGTTAGATATGCCTGAAGGATTTAAGGCGTATCAGTGTATGGATTGTGGCGCTGTCGGGGTTAAGAATATTGCAGAAGCAATAGGTTTACCTGACGATAGTGTATCTAGATGCACGCAGTGTGGTAGTTGGCAATTCCTAGGTACTGACTGCCACACCTGTGCTTTAATTGGAGCAAAATAATGCCAACATATGAATACAGCTGTAATGAATGCGGCACTTACGGATCAGTACATAGATCCTACGATGATGATAGTGGGCCAATGAGTTGCCCTAAATGTAATTTGCAAATGTCAAGAATGTATAGCGCACCTGGTCTGATCTTTAAAGGTAGCGGATGGGGTGGCCAAAGATGAGCGATTCTACAGATATAAATTGGGCTTACCAAAACAAGCTGCGTGAGCAGTGGCTTATAGATAATCCTGATTCACAATACATAGGTTGGATGTCAATATGATGGCTGGCTGGGATGAAACTTGGATTGACACAGATGATCTACGCATAGTGTGTTGCAGATCACATCTCACATATTGAGACGATTATTGAGATTAAGCGTAAGGAGATTTGCATGGATAATGTAGGCTCTAGTGTAGCAGTGGCTCACAAAGCCACAAGGCGAGCCCGCAAGGGAAAGCTCGCAAGGTGCTGGCTAGTTGGGATCGCTCTAGTCATAGTCAATCTTTGCTTTGTAAAGACTAATTCCGTTGCTAATGACAAAACAAATCATTACAGACAATGGGCATTTATACAGCTTAATAACTTAGAAGAGTTTTACTGTTTAGATGAGTTGTACTTCTATGAATCTAGGTGGAACCCTAAAGCAGTATCACCATCTGGTAATCACTTTGGTATACCACAGGGTAAGAGTCAATGGCTAAAGACTGCTACTCCTAATCAGCAAATAATGTGGGGGATTAAATACAATAACAATAGATATGGATCTATGTGTAAAGCATTAGAACATTACAAGCTTAAAGGATGGCATTGAGTAACAGAGAAATAGGTAGCGGCAAGTGGAAAAAATTGCGCTTACAAATCCTTGACCGAGACGGAAGACAGTGCGCTATTTGCCACGGACCAGGCGACACGATTGATCATATTTGGCCTCGTGTAGCTGGGGGTTCAATGTGGTCAAGCGATAATTTACAAGTCCTTTGCAAAAAATGTAACTCATCGAAAGGCGGTCGTTTTTTTAGCCGCAAGGCGAC